TTAGAGCTGGTCTTTTTTACCTGATACCGATTTGATACCAATCTGGAGCTTTTCCAGCTCCCCCCAGTCTGAGCTTGAGTTGAGCCAACGCGCATACGTCGTCAGCAACATTTGGACGCTGTGGCCAAGCTGCTGAGCGATGAATGCGGGGTTCATGTTGGACATTAAGCATATTGTCGCATAAGTATGACGGCAGTTGTACGGCGGCCGATGAGGCAGGGCTAAAGCCTTCAGTGCTGGCGTCCATTGTTTGTGCAGGTCCGACGTTTGCTTGATGTACTCGCTGTTCTTCGAGGGCGGGAACACGTAGGGCGTGGTTTTGATCTTGCCGATGCCGTTTGCACGACGCTCTGCGTACTGACGGGCGAACTTGAGCGCGTGCAGCGCTCGTTCATTCAGCAGAACAAAGCGGTCCTTGTTGGTCTTGGTTCGCTCCTCGACGAGGCCAAGCGCTACGGTGCGGCAGACATGTACCTGGCGTTTCACCAGGTCGACAGCATCCCAGCGCAACGCCGCGACCTCCGACAGTCGAAGGCCAGTGAAGAATGCGAACTCAAAGAATGCTGCATAGATTCCGCTGGGCCAATGGGCTGTTTGGTACAGGTGGGCGATGATGAGGTTCGCTTCATCCAGGGAGAACGGGCTGATCTCCTTTCGCGATCGTTTGGGGCGGTCTATCGTCGCGGCGGGGTTCTTCTTGATCAACTCTTCAGCTACTGCCGCTTCCAGAATTGTCGATAGTTTGACCAGGGCGTTACGCCGAACTCCTGGCGATGTCCACTCCGTGGCCGCAATGATGCGGCGAAGGAGTGTGGTGGTGATTTGGTCTATGCGGATCAGTGCCAGCGGCGGAATCCAGTACAGATTCAGGGCACCTTTGTAGTTGTTACGCGTGCCGGTTGTGATGACTCGACCATCAAGCCATAGCTGGGCGTACTCGTGAAAGGTAGGAATGCTGTTCAGCATAACGGCCGAGCCGGGGAACAGCTCGGCGTACTTGGTATCATCCAGGAGGCCGAGCTTGATCAGGCTCTTTACTTGATCGCGTAGTTGGGATGCAGCTTTAATGCCTTTCTGCGTCGCGGGGTAGGGGAGCGTTTCACATCTGCGGACCCCGTTCCAAGTAAAACGAATTCTGAGGGACTTGCGGAACAGTTCCACTCCACTGGGCAAATCCATTGTGCTTCTTGCCATTCCTCATACCTTCTTTTGCTATACAAAATTCGATGTCCCTGCTTGTTCCAGACCCCTTCGGGAATCTGTTTTCTTGCGCGGCGGGTCGCAAGAGCCCTAGACGAAATGCCTAAAAAATGGGCCATAACTTCCTCAGAGACCTTATCTACGTCAGGGTGAGGTATGGATTCCAGACTGCTATTCGTCATCTCTTTAACCCTCCCGTCTGTGTGAGTAAGGCGCTTCTTCCAATGAACCCGGGGTTGGACGTTCCGTCCATTGCGACTGAGGCAGAAGTAACCATCACGCAGCCTCCACAGTAAATTGCTTGGCGGTACCGAGTGGTTGTCCTACTGAGTTGCCCTGAATTCCTGGTTGCAGCTGCGCCGCCATTGCAAGCGCCTGTTCGCGCAGCGATCGGGCATCACGCTCGAGCTTCATGCCGGTACGAAAGGCGCTGAAGGTCTCAGCGGCGATCCGCAGCAGCTCGCCGATATCGACCAGTGTCTGGTGCTCGGCCGGGCCGAATAGTGGACCTGCTTCAAATCGTTTGCAGGTGTGTACCAAGCGCGTGTGATCTGCGCTAATGAATTGCAGCGAGGCTCGAAGCTCGCGGATGGTTTTAGCACTTACGGCGCGCTGAATGTCTTCACCCTCGCGCAGGCCGGTCTCAAGACCATCTCTGCGGCCCATGATGTAACCGCCCCATACCAGGAAGGCCGCCATAACGATCAAGATGACGAGTGCAACTGTTTGTACTGGAGTCATCATTTGGTGTGCTCCTGGGGTTGTCGTTGGCTGGTGGTAACTGCCGTCAGTGGTGTGGGTGCAGCATCGTGTTGGTCGTCATGCTGTCGCTGCATGTTCTCATCAGCCTTGTAGGCGCAGATGTCGATCAGCGAGGCCATGTGCCGTATGTGGACGTATTTGAGTGCCTTGCGACTGGCGTCGATCGTAGTGATCGGAAGCTGAATCCGGCCGTTGTAGATCTCAGTCACGAACAGCTGTGAATTCAAGTTGCGAAAATAGGCTTCCCGTATTTTTTCCAGTGGGATCAGTACATTCCCAAAAGTGCGATAGAGCATTTCGACGGTGGTCGATTCGGGCGCCGGATGAAGGCGAAGCGGATTCTGTGCAGCGTTACTCATGGCTTTGTCGAGCCTCCTTGAGTCGTTGTCGTACCGGGTGGTTCCAAGCGTTGAGGCAGTGACGTCTGGTCAGCTCGCGCAGATGTTCGGGCACTTCGAGGAGCGCGGCATTGCGCTCCTCGCGTGTGCGCATGGCAACAATCTGGCGGGCATACTCCCTAGGCCACGTCACGGCGGTCTGCCGGAATGGCAGGAAGATTGATGTCCAACTGCTCGGCCAGCCAGCGGATGCCGGCTTGTTTGACCCGGGTCGACTGGCTGTACTGCATGCCGTATTTCTCGTCGTACCAGGGGCTGTCCTTGACCCGCAGGTACTCACCGTCGCGGTTGAGATCCGCTGGCAGGTTTCCCTTTAGCAGACCTTTTTCGCGCATGCGGGCGATGAGCTTGGGGCGGCTCAGGCCGAGATGAGCAGCTGTTTGGGCGAGGGTACGTTCCATGGCGCCCTCCTTAAGCCGCGTGTGCGGCAGGAGTGGCCGCTGCAGCAATTTGGCTGATGGATTCGCTGACCTTGCCTAAGATTTCGACATCGGTACCGCACGCGGTAAAACACCGGGTGCGCGGGCTCTTGTTGCCGATGCTGAGGATGGCAGTGATGCAGGAGAGGGTGTTCGGGCGATGAACAGCGACATGCAGGGGCAGGTCGAAGCCCATGTCGAGGCTCACCACGCCGCCGGTGCGAATCAGCTCGAATACCCGCTGTTTGTCCTGGACTTCGAAGCGGCCGTACTGGCGATCAGCGTGCAGCGGATGCACCAGGTCGCTGGTGTGGCTCGGGTCGAGCGGGCCGTTGGCAATCTCTTCGATGAAGTCGGCCAGTTTGAGGTGCATCGTCTTGTCGTTTGGCAGGGTCAGTGTGTGGCGTTCACTGCCCAGCTCGACGACAAAAGTGCTTTCCACGGTGCCGCGCTCAACCTTGAGGCGGAATGCCAGGCATTCGCGCTTCGGCGCTGTTCGCAGGACGTGGTTGAAGGTCTCGGTCAGGTTGACCTGGGCGTTGAGCAACTGCAGGGTTCGGTTGTCGATCTTGTACTTGATCATGCCGCATGCCCTCCACCGTTCGGATCGATAGGAGAGGGGCGGCAGGATTGGGCGACAAGCTTGGGTTTGCTGTTGTGAATGACGACCAGACAGCCCGTGGAGAGCTGTAGCTGTTCGATCAGTTTGCGATTGCTGACGCATGCCGGATGAACATGCAAGGTTGCGGTGGTGCGCATAGGTATCGCCTCGCTCTGTGGTAAAGAGTGAGGTAAATATCAACCGGTGGTTAAATTAAGTCAACAACCATCAGGTGAAAAATACGCATTGAGTAATCACTCAGGAGTGAATGACCCAACGATTTTTCCGCAAATTTGCATGTCGTCCGTCATTTCTATGATGGGGTATTGCGGGTTGATCGGTTTCAAGTAGTGCTTTCCGGCGTCCTTCACGAGAACCTTGAACGTGGCTTCGTTGCTGCTCGGCAAAGAAGCGATAACTCGATCACCGTTGTTCACAACGAGATCAGGGTCGACAAAAATGATGCAGCCCTCAGGGTAACTGCGACCTGGACCAGTGTTCGTCATTGAGTCTCCAACAACGCGAAGCGCATACCCTGATCTGCTGATATTCACGGGACAGGGCACCCACTGCTCGGCATGGAGTAGTTCAACGGTGGGGGCAATCTCGCACCAAGCTCCCGCTTGAACCCATGAAATCAGCGGTACTTTGTTCATGCTTGATGTCAAGGCAATGACGTTCTCGTCCTGCGCTGTTTGCGAATTGCCTGCTTCGTGAGGGAAAACAGGCATGACCCCGTGCTCAAGCCATTCTCTGCGCACGCCCAGCCAAGCGGATAGCGCCGTCAAACTGTCGATTTCAGGAATGGCCGCTCCGTTAAGCCATTTACTAACGGCCTGGGCGGTCTTAACCACTCCCTTGGAGCTGAGCTGTTTGATGATGTCTGCCCCTCGGCCACGCTGGCGAACGCCATTGGCGTCCAGCGCAGTATTGAGCCGCTCGGCAAACATAAGTCTTTCGGATTCTTTATCAATCATAGGTTGATAGTCACATAATGATTGCTAATCTGTCAGTTGAACATTATTATCAACCGAAAGTTGAAAGGAGGCATTCATGCTTGACCCACAGAGTTTCCCTAATGCCATTGCTTTCGCCTTCGAGGCCGTAGGCGGTATTGGAGCAGCAGCACGCGTGTGTGGACGCAGTTACCAAGCACTCAACAAGTGGAGGCTAGCAGCTTCGTTACCACGCACCGATTACACAGGTGAGACTGAGTACGCGAAATTGCTTGCTGCAGCTGCAGGAGAAAAAGGCAATCCATTCGACGCCGATTGGCTACTTGGAAAATCTGCACCGCAGAAGGCTGCATAGAAAAAAGGCGAACCAAGGGTCGCCCAGTTTCTCCCGACAGCATCACCACAATGCTATCGGGTCGCGATGTCGGAAGGCGAGCACACCACATGCCGCCGACCTTCATTGCGTTTCCAAGGCTCGGAAGCCTTGGCGTTGCTGCCGTTCTTACCACAGAGCTGGCAGCTGTTGCGCCAGGGGTGAACAACGGACTGTTCGCCCCGGCACGGTGCCGGTTGTCCCCTGCAAGGGTTACCGGCGTTTGGGCCATACCAAGCCACGCGACAAATGTATCACCACTCCCTGTCGCGCGGCACTGGCAACTTTTAGGATTAATGCCATGAGCCGAATTGCTCTCAGTTCTCTGGAACGGGCGCAGCGGGAAATCCTGCCGCTCGATTTAGCGCTGTATCACGCCGCTCGCGATTACCCGGGTGGCGCCGCAGCCATCGCCGCGACTACGGGCCGCAACCCGACCACGCTGCAGCACAAGCTGTCGCCGACTCATCCGAGCCACTCCATCAACATTCAGGAATTCGGCGAGATCCTCGAACTGACCAAGGACCGCCGCATTCTGGATGCGGTGCACGCGCTGGTCGGTGACACGATCTGGCAAGAGCTGGCCGACACCTACACCAACGACATGCCCGAGACCCTCACCACGGGTATCGCCGAATACTTCCGCCAAGTCGCTGATCTGGCCGAGACCTGGGCCAAGAGCATCGGCGACGGTGTGGTGACTGATCAGGAGCTGGCGGCGATTCGTCTGCAAGTATTCCGCGGCATTCAAGGGCTGCTGGGGTTGTTCAACCGCGCCACCTACGTCAACCAGACGACGCGAGGTGCTGACCGTGGCTGATATCGCCGATTTCGCCAACGACCTGGTGCAGGAACGAATCGATCAGGCCATGGCGGCGCGCAGCGCTGCCAAGGCCGAAAGCGCTGCCCATTCCTTGCTGTTCTGTGAAGCCTGTGACGATCCGATTCCGGAAGCTCGTCGTCTGGCCCAGCCGGGCTGCTCACAGTGCATCAGTTGCCAGTCTCTCTCTGAGCGGGGGATTCAGCATGCTCGATGAGGTATTGGGGCAATTCGCCGATTACGGTCTGGAGCCAGCGCAACCGCTGGTGTTCGGAAAGCTGACCCGCTGCAAGACATCGCAGGACAAGGGCAAGGAAAAGAACGGCTGGTACGTGGTCCACGAACAGCGTACGGAGAAGGGCGACACGCTGATCTTCGGCGCCTTCGGTGATTGGCGTTCGGGCGAGACGCAGAAGATCAAGGTCAAGGCCGGTCGCATGTCCCCCGAAGAGCGCGAAGTGATGCGCGCTCGCCAGGAAGAAGCCAAGCGCCGCGCCGCCGAAAACGCGAGTAACGCTGCGCGGCGGGCCGCGAAAAGGGCGCAAGGTTTGTTCGAGCGCATGCCGACCACCGGGCGCAGCGATTACCTGGATCGCAAACAGATCGTTGGCATCAACGTGCGTTACGCGCCGCGCACCGGTGCCGTGCTGGTCCCAATGAAGAACGCCCGTGATCAGATCATGGGCCTGCAGGTGATCTTCCCGAACAAACAGGAAGACACCGGCCGCGACAAATCCTACTGGCCTTACGGCATGGCGAAGGAGGGCACCTTTCACCTGCTCGGTCCGCACCCGGTACCGGGCGAACCGGTGCTGGTGTGTGAGGGTTACGCCACCGGCGCCAGCCTGCACATGGCGACGTCGCTCGCCGTGGCCGTGGCCTTCGATGCTGGCAACCTGCTGGCTGTGTGCAAGGTCATGCGCGAGCGCTTCGCGGGTTGCCCGCTGATCATCTGCCGCGATGATGACTGGAAGACCGCCAAGCCTAATGGCGATGCCTGGAACCCGGGCGAGGAGAAGGCGAGCAACGCCGCGCTGATCGTCGGTGCCCAGGTTGTTGCGCCGATCTTCTCGGTCGAGCGTCACGACAAGTGGACCGACTTCAACGACCTGCACGTCGCCGAAGGCCTCGACGCGGTCCGCCGACAAGTGCTCGCGGTGGTCCGCCCACCGGCGGCTGGTGGCTGGAAAGATCAGCTCGCTCGCAGTGAAAGCGGCGCCTTGATCGCGCACATGCAGAACGTAGAGCTAATTCTCGCTCACGACGAACGCTGGGCCGGGGTGATCAGCTACTGCGCCTTCAGCTCGAAGATCGTCAAGCTGCGTGCAGCACCTTATGGCGGTGGTACCGGCGAGTGGGCCGACATTGATGATGTGCGCGTGATGAAGTGGATCGCGCAGCAGTACAACCTGCGCGTGAAGTCCTCGCACGTCATCGAAGCCGTCAGTGTGGTGGCTCACGATCACGCCTTCCACCCGGTGCGCGAGTACCTGAAAAAGCTGGAATGGGATCGTGTCCCGCGCCTGGACCGGTGGCTGACCGATGTGATGGGAGTAAAGGAAACCGACTACACCTCCAAGGTTGGTAAACGTTGGCTGCTCTCGGCCGTGGCACGGGTGATGAGACCCGGCTGCAAGGCGGACTCGGTGATGATCCTCGAAGGCGTACAGGGCGCCGGTAAGTCGACCGCGATGAGTGTGCTCGGCGGTGACTGGTTTATGGACACGCCGTTTTCCCTTGGTGACAAGGACGGCTTTCAGGCGATTCGTGGAAAGTGGATTGTCGAGCTCGGCGAGCTGGACAGCTTCAACAAGGCCGAGAGCACCAAGGCCAAACAATTCTTCTCCGCGTCGACCGATACCTACCGCGAAAGCTATGGCCGTAGAACCCTGGACGTGCCACGCCAGTGTGTTTTCGTCGGCACCACGAACCAGGACGAGTACCTCAAGGACGCCACCGGCAACCGCCGCTATTGGCCGGTCGCCTGTACCAAGGTTGACGTGCCGTTGCTGCGCGAGATCCGCGATCAGCTGTGGGCCGAAGCGGTGTTTTGCTTCGAGGCCGGTGACCTCTGGTGGGTGACCCGTGAGGAGGCGCCGATGTTCAGCGAGGAGCAGGACGAACGTTTTGTGGTGGATGAATGGGAAACACCGATCCTGACCTGGCTCGAAGAGTCGCAGATCGGCGAGACCACCACCGGCAGTGAGGTGATGAGTCAGGCGCTCAAGCTCGATCCCGGTCATTGGGGCAAACCGGAGCAGATGCGCGTGGGTGCGATTCTGCATCGACTGGGCTGGCGACGTTTCCGTCTGGGCGCCTTGAGCAAAAGCGGCCAGCGGCCTTGGGCGTACAAGAAACCGGAGGGTTGGGGCAGGGCGCCTGCGCTGGAACAACCTGAGTTTGAGGAGCCGTGCTTCGATGATTAAAGCGATCGACATGGCCCTCAAGCAATGGGCGCAGGAACTGCACAGCGATGAGGTGGCCGCTGGTTACTCGGGCGGCAACATGGTTGCGATGATGATGGAGAGCGGTGGTCAGCTCTTGCGCGGCAGGCGCGGGAGCAGGGTGCCGCTGGAAGCCTCACTGGACATCGAGCGCATCGTCAAGAAACGCCTCGATCCCGAGTTGATGTCGGTGGTCCAGGTGCATTACTTCCAGCCTGATGCGCCTTTGACTGCGCGCCTGGCTCAGAGTGGCTGCACACGTAACCTCTACTACCAGCGCCTGCATGACGCCCACATCGTGGTCGAGCACTTCCTCTTGGGGGAAGCGGCTTGATCGTGGGCATTACTCTGGCTCATGCCGTCCCACCGGCCTGCCTCCGTCCCACTGCTTTTTGCAGTAGTGGGACGGGCGCAGGCCCCGTCGTTGTTGGGCTGTCCCACCGTCCCACCTTTTTCATGCCTCCCGCCCGTGTATGCGTAGCGGGCATCAATGCGCGTGTTCACGCGCACGCGTGTTTTTAAATATTCTCTCTATACACGAGAAAGTAGAAGTAAAAGTAGGACGGTGGGGCAAAGCCCCAATCTGCGGGTCTTTCAGACGTCCCACCTTGTTTTACAGAGGTGGGACACATGGGACGCCACCGAAACAACAGAAGCAAAAGCCAGCCGGGTTGAGATATTCACCGACATTCGCCAGCCGTTCACCCGACGTAAGCCACACATTCACCGGATGGCATTAAACCGGTCTTGCTGCCACCAGAATCGACCTGTAAAAAGGGGCCATCTTCGATGGGTGCGACCGCAAAGCGCGGCAGGCCACCCACCACCTGACCCGGCCAATGCGTCGGGTCTTTTTGTTTATGGGGTAGGGCAATGACGAACGAGCAGCAGGCACTGGCAGAGATGCCGATCTGGTTGGTGATTGCCCTGTCATTGGTTGGTGGTGTGTCTGGCGAGATGCGGCGCGCCGACAAGGATGGGGCGCGAGGCTGGGCGTTACTGCGCCGCCTCGCACTTCGCTCCGGCGCCTGCATCGTTTGTGGTGTGTCAGCGATGATGTTGCTGTTCGGCGCGGGTCTGTCGATCTGGACAGCGGGCGCCCTGGGTTGCCTGACCGCGATGGCCGGCGCGGATGTCGCCATCGGCTTGTACGAGCGCTGGGTGGCCAAGCGGCTGGACCTGAGCGAGGCCGAGCCGAAGGCATGAGCCGGGCAGGCCGGGTAGGGCGTCGATTTTTACGGGTCCTCCCCGAGGGCCGCCCCCTACACGGGTTATCGAACTCGCGGATTCTCTCTAGCTGAAACCTTCGCAGGGATGTCCGTCTTTCCAAGTGGCGTACGGGCC